GCCGAACTGGAGTGGGTCGTCGACGAGACGGCCGCACTCCGGTACCGGCGCATGGGTGCGGAAGGCAAGTCCTCGGAGAACGTGGGCGAGGTCTCGGCTTCCTTCGAGGAAGCGGGCATCCCCGCCCACCTCCGGCCCATCCTGGACAGCTGGGTGGCTGTCGATGCAGGGTTGGCCGGCGGCACCGGTCGCCTGAGGATGCTGTGAACCTGGGGACCAGGGTATCCATCGGGGTCCGGACCTACACCCAGGACGGATTCGGTGGACAGTCGGTGGCATCCACGGTCACCACGTACGCATGGGCGCACCGCGTGCCCATGTCCGTCAAGTACCTGACCGACACGTTCGGCCGGGTGCCCGAGACCACGGTGACCCTGGCCATGCAGGGGGGCACGGTCCTCCCCGCCGGCTGCGTCGTGACCTATCTCGCCACCACGTACAAGGTACTCTCCACCCGCGACTACGGCCAGTACCTGCTGGTCGCCCTGGGGGCCGAGTAGCATGTTCAGCGTGAAGGTGCATGCACAGTCCTGCATCGACGGGCTGAACCGGTTCAAGGGCAAGGCCGACCGGGCCGTCCCCCAGCTGGAGAAGGCGTTCGTCGACACCGCGTACGAGGCCGCACGGCGGTACGTGCCGGTGGACACGGGGCATCTCCGGGACTCCATCACGAAGCACACGGACAGCCTGTCGGTGGATGCCGACTACGCGGCCTCGGTCGAATACGGGACCGCCAGCCAGCCGCCTCAGCCCTACTTCACGCCTGCGATAGGCGAGGGCAAGCAGGCCATCCGGGACAAGTTCAGGGAGGTACTGTGACATGGTCATCCAAGAACTGCACAAGGCCATGTACGGCGCACTCTCGACCGCCTATCCCACCACGCGCATCGTGGACACGTACCAGACGCTGACCAGCTTCCCCACGCTTGTGATGTCCGACACCTCGGTGGTGGGCAGCACGGAGACCAAGGACGGCTGGGGCTATCAACTGGATGCGACCATCCACGTGTACGCGACCGCCACCACCTCGTACAACGCCGTGACCACGCTGGCGGAGGGCGTCATCGCCGTCCTGCAGGGCCTGACCACGCTGGGTGCGTACAAGGTGGCCGAGTCCTCTCTCCTGGCCTGCCGCAAGGTGGCCTCCGGGGTGGACGGCATCGCGCATCACGTCATCACCTTCCGATTCCACGTCGTAGCATAACGGTTCCCCTTACCAATAGGAGGTAAGCATCATGGCCCAGACGGGTATGGACTTCGTCATCCGGGTTCCTTCGAACGGAACCAACCAGGAGATTATCGCCGGGCAGCGCAACTGCACCATCTCGCGTTCGGCTGCCACCATCGACGCGCACACCAAGGACGACTCGGGCTGGGGCGCCACCATCGCCGGCCTGCGCAACTGGACCATCACGGGCGACGCCGTGTATGTGTCCACGGCTAACGCCATCAACTATCTCAAGACGGAATTCGCCGCGGGCAACGCCGTCAACGTCCAGGTCTTCGGCAAGACGGCGAACAACGCCGTGTACGCCGGCAGCGCCTACATCACCTCGCTGGAGTACAGCATGCCGTCCGAGGACGTCATGACCCTCAGCATCACCCTCTCGGGCAACGGCGCCCCGACCACGTCCACCATCTAATCGGACTCGGGGAGGGGGAGAGACACTCCCCCTCCTCCATCACGCAGGAGGGAAAACTGCATGGAACTCAAGTACACGTTCAAGTCCCTGGTCTGGCTGGAGGACAAGGGTGTATCCCTCACCTCCATGCACGAGTTCAAGCTGAAGGACCTGGAATCGATGGTCACGGCCGGTCTGCTTTCTTCCGACGTGAAGGCCAATGCGGACAAGGCCGACGAGTACATCGACGCCTTTCTCGTGGAACACACCATCCCTGAACTGGTGGAACACATCACGGAGTCTCTGGTGAAGGCGTTCGGCAAGCCGGACCCTCGGCCGGCCCAGTAGACGACACCGCCGCCGGGGCCCTGCACACCACCTGGGACACCTACGGGTACGCCGTGGGGGTGGTGGGTCTTCGGCCGGACGATTTCTGGGCCCTGACCCCGTTCGAGTACCGGCACATCCACCGTGCGCACGTGAAGAACCAGATACAGGCCAGCGACATGCACGGCGTGCAGTCGTACGTGGCGTTCGGCAGTGCATGGGGCGGCAAGCGTTGGAAGTCCCCCTACGGCAAGGAACACGCCGTCTCGGACCTCGAGGCGGAACAGCTGCTGGCGGCCAAGGGCGACGCACTCATCCGGCCCGAGGCACTCGACTACTTCTCCAAGTACGCAGACCCACAGGAGGATGCACCAGATGGCGGACGAGACCCAGAGACTCCTAGTTGAAGTCGTCGGCAACGACACCCAGCTTGCCGCCACCCTAGCCAACTCCACGCGTCAGATAAACGCGTTCGCCGGCACGGCCACCAGGGCGTTCAGCGCCCTGGGGTCTGCCATCGCGGGCGCGTTGTCCGTGCGTGCCGTCGTCAACTTCGCGGAGACCTCCATCGACGAGTTCGACAAGCTGGACCGGTCCGCATACCTGATGTCGGTCGCGTTCGGGGACGCCGCCGAATCGGTCGAGGAGTGGGGCAAGGCCGTCGAGAAGGCGGCCGGCATCTCCAAGTCCTCCTTCCAGAACAGCGCCGCCATCCTGCGCATCATCCTGGAGAACATCGGGTTCCAGGGCAAGAGTGCCGACAACCTCGCCATGTCCCTGTCCACGGTGGCCGCCAACCTGTCGGCCGCATTCGACGTGGACAACGCGCAGGTGGTCGAGGACCTCACGAAGGCCATGGAAGGCCAGACCCGTGCGGCGCAGAAGTATGGCATCCTGGTCAAGGACAACATCGTCCAGCAGTGGCTGGAGGAACAGGGCTGGAAGGGCACGTTCTCGGCACTCGACGAGACGACCAAGGCGTATTACAGATACCTGAAGATTCTGGAGGACACCAGCAAGGTCTCCTCCTTCGTGGCCAGCAACCAGGGCGACTACACCATCCAGCTGAACAAGACCAAGGCCATGATTGCCGACCTGGAGGCCGGGTTCGGGGAAGGCCTGATTCCGACCGTCAACACGGCCATGATGACCTTCCGCAGTATGTCCGGCACCCTGGAACAGGGCCTTGCGCCCGTGCTGGGCGTCATCAACACGACCATCAAGACGCTGACCAACACGTTCGGTGGCCTAGGTCAGATGATGGGCGGCATCGGTGGCACATCCGGTGCATTCGGGGGTAGTCTCGCCACCAGCCTCGGGTTGGGTGCCCTACTGTCTTTTGGTGCCGGTGGCGCCATCATGGGCGGCATAGACTCCATGATTGCCAAGTTCAGGATTATCCCCGACCTCCAGGCGAAGAACGCCCTGGCCATCAAGATGGTCAAGGGGGCCACCGTCGGTCTGAACATGACGATTAAACAGTATGGCGTATGGAGTGACGAGGCCGCTGAAGCCACCAATACCCTGACCCAGCGCCAGATTACACAGAAGGCAGTGGCCCAGGAACTCGCTGCTGCACAGAATGCACTCAAGACAGTCCTGATGCAGGTCGGTATGATGGCCCTGTTCGCGGCAGGGAACATGATTCTGATGAGTGCCCAGGACAAGGCCACCGCTGCGCTTGAGACGACCCAGAAGCAGGCCCTGGCACGCGCAGCCGCCCAGAAGGCCATCCGCGACGGGCAGACCAAGGCCAACGTCGATACCGGGAACGCCTACGACAAGGCCGCGGACATCGAGGCCGAGTTCAACAAGCAGATGAAGCAGCTGTTCGAGGACCGCCGCAAGGTATACCTCTACGGCGACCCGTTCGCCGGCGTGACCCGCGTCACCTACGGCATGAACAACCTCCTCAAGGGCGCACAGGCCCAGCTGACCCGGATGCGCGACTGGACCGACGGCATGAAGAAGCTGCGCACGCGGCTGAACGACGCCGTGGGCAAGGGCATCATCAGCGACGAGGTCCGGGACTACATCCTCAAGAACTTCCAGGAACTGGGACCGGAGTACACCGACCAGATTCTGACGCTGACCAAGTCCTCCGGCGACGACTGGTCCACCTTCCTGGGCATCCAGAAGGAACGGTACGACCTGGCGGGCAAGAACGCCAAGGACGACGTCAACGACTTTGCAGACCAGGTCAAGCTGGCCATCGAGAACTCGTTCGGAGACATCACCGTCACCGTGCCAGACATCGAGGTCGAGATTCCCGATAGTGGGTACGATGCCACGGTCGCCCAGATTACCAAGGACTTCGAGGACGCCCTCGCCAAGCAGATGAAGGGCTACCAGTGGGCGTCCCTGGGCCTGGTCATCGGCACCTCGGTGCTTCCCGCCATCCTGAAGGCCATTCCGTGGGCCAAGATTGGTCCTGCCATCGTCGCCCTCGGTGCGGTGCCACTCAGTGTCGCAGGTGCAGCCCTCGGTGCCGTTCTCGCCGAAGGACTCATCCTGGTGTTCCACGACCAGATTACGGAGTTCTTCCAGAACTCCACCATCAAGATTGCGGGTGTGAACGTCAAGTGGGCGGACGCCCTGGCGATGGCCCTGCCGCCCGTCAACTTCTTCAAGAAGCAGGCAGGGGACGTCAAGTTGTTCCACGACGCATGGACAGCACTCATGGACTCCTTCAAGAAGAAGTCTGCCCTACCCTTCCTCGACTTCGTCATCGCAAAGCTGGAGGAGATGTCCAAGTTCTTCGAGAACATCGCCAAGCTGCTGGGTTACAAACCCCCGCCGACCAGCGGCGGGCCGGGTGGAGGACACTCCGTGGACCCGGACGCCGGGTACTACGCGGCAGGCGGCGTCGTCACCAGCCCCACATACGGCATGATTGGCGAGGCGGGACCGGAGGCGGTCATCCCGCTGTCCCAGCTGTCCTCCGTGGGTGGGGGAAGCGGTCTGGTCATCAACATCTCCGGCAACACGTTCGGATCCGCATTGACCGCTGATGATGTGGCCCGTGCGATGGCCCGTGAAGTCCAGATGCAGCGTCGTACCTTCGGGTACGCGACCTAAGGAGGCACGACGATGGCATACTACGGCTTCTCCTACAACGCTGTGACGGGTGCGACCATGGGTCTCACCCTCCAGGGCTGGCGGTACTCCCTCCTACCGCCGGCCTCCCCTCAATACACCCAGCTGGGGTACTCGGACGGGGCACTGTTCCAGCGCAACCCCCTGGGCCGCCGGGAAATCGTGCTGGAGACCTTCTACGTGGCGACCACGTACACCGGCATGGCCACCACGGAACGCGCCCTGGCCGCCTACCTGCGCTTCGACACGCCCAAGCAGCTGATTCTCCTCGAGGAGACCACCAAGTACTACAACTGCATCGTGACGGACATCCGGTCCGAGGTCAACTGGCCCATGGTCTCCCACGCCATCACGTTCACGTGCTACGACCCCTATGCCTATGAGACCACGACCAGCACGGATACGGTCACGGCGGGTGCGGCCTCCAAGGTCATCACCAACAGCGGCACGGCGCCCTGTCCGGTCAGCGTGGCATGGACGGAGACGTCCTCCACGGCCAAGAACTACTCCCTGGCCATCGGTGGCAAGACGGTATCCATGAGTTACACGTCCACGTCCTCGGCGGTCATGTCCCTGGACACGGCCTATGGCACCTTCACCAAGAACGGCACGGCCTACATGAGTGGCCTGGCGGTCACCAGCCAGTGGATTCTGCTGCCCGTGGGTGCCAACACCCTGACGGTGGGCGGGACGATGCCCGCCTTGACCCTGACCTGGCGGAAGAGGTACCTGTAGCATGCAGATTCATGTGACCGACAAGGCCCATGCCCTGCTGTGCAGCCTGTCCATCGAAGCTGCGGACGGGATGATGAAGGTCCTGTCCCTGGAGTCCACCCAGACGGTGGAGGGGACGGACAACCTGTCGTTGCGCGTGGATGCGCTGCATGCCAATGCGCAGTACATGGCGGCGGCCAACCACATCCTCCTCATCGACAAGCGCGGCGTCACCCAGTACTACAACATCGTCCGCGTGGACACCGCCACGGGCACCAATGGGTCCCTGATGGACGTGTACTGCGAGGGACACCAGTACGACCTGCTGTACAACCTCATCACGGCCTCGTACACGGGCGCAAGCCTGTCCTCCATCGTATCAGCATGCCTGACGGGGTCCTCCTGGGCCGTGGGCACCGTGGACGGCACCTGGGTCGCACCGACGGACATCGACACCGGGGACGTGACGCAGACCCTCAACGCATTCACGATGGCGACGTCCCTGAAGGCCCTGCAGGACATGGCGGCCAAGTGGAAGTTCGAGTTCAGCTTCCGGGTCACGTGGACCGGGTCCGCCATCGCCAACCGCTACGTGGACGTATGGGCCAGCGGCAACCGGGGCACCAACCGCGGTCTCCGGGTCACCCTGGACACCAACGCCTCCATGATTCGCCGGACGCAGGACGTGTCGGGCCTGTTCACCCGCGTCTACGGCCGGGGCAACAAGATAAACACCCTCACGGACGGTACGGAGGAGTATGCGGACTTCGCGGACGCCGTGTGGACCACGGCAGGCGGAGACCCCATCAACAAGGCACTCGGATACACCTATGTGGAGGACACGGCGGCACAGGCGGTGTACGGCATCCGCACGGGCGTGTACGAGGAGTCCACGGACGACATCTACGTCCTGCTTCGGGGCGCCTATCGCATGATGGTCGACTCCCTGGCGCCCAGGGTATCGTACGACCTCACGATGACGGACTTCGCGGAGTGCATCCGGGACAGAAGCGATGTCTCGGGCTGGACGACCTACCTGGAAGCGTACACGCTGGACGTGGGCGACACGGTGACCATCGTGGACTCCGTGCTGAACATGGCCACGACCGCACGGGTGCTGTCCCTGACCCGGAACTGGCTGGATGAGTCCCGGACCCAGCTTCAGCTGGGCAACTACGCCGAGAGTCTCATCCGCAGCCTGGCGGTGGACAACAAGGGCCCCAAGGGCGACCCC